ACACCACACTCAATAAGCAACGCTTCATTCTCTGTTTCAAGAATGTAAGCGTTGCCAATACTACCGGTTGAAATGACCTTTAATTTCATTAGAAATCGAGAGTATTACTTTGTACTTTATTTGAAGCATCAGAGACTTCAGTAATTGGAGGTTCTTCGGCGGGGATATCTAACACTTCAGCATCATCAACATCTGAAAAATCAAGATTTTGTTTGTTTGCCTTTTGTCTAACTTCGTGTTGTACGTTTTCGGATGTAACGTCTATTGAAGTTACATCATCCAACGGATCATATAGAACTGAATCATCAGAACTGCTAATCAATAACTTGCAAGCTCTATTTAAAACCGTTTTAACCGCCATCTGGTCAGCAAAGTTCTTATGAGCAGGTGAATTTCCTTTTGATCCTCCTTGTGCCCAAGATGCTTGAATCTGGGTGATACTCATTACTTCAACGTCAACTGATCCATCATTCAATTCAAATACAGCGTATGCTCCTTTTATTTTGTTTGAACCAACACTATCAAGCGTTTGTATGTGCTTAATTACTTTTCTTCGGCCAGTTGTTTGATCAACTTCGAATTCAAAAGTATCACCTTCGAAAATCGCATTTCCTTTGATCCATTTAAGATTTCCGTATCTCTTAGCAATTGCGATGTTCCCAGCGTATGAGATACTACATTCTAATTTTTCCCCGTACGGAATAAAATAACATTGTTTTTTAATCGGTGATACTCCGTAAACAACCATTTTAAGAAGAGCCTCCGCAATGGATGTTTTGTTGCATTTTTCCAAAATGTTATTTTTGGGATCGGAAAGAATAATGTAAGCAGATTTTAATGCATTTTCAGCGTTGTAACCTTTTGGCAAGGTAAGTTCTCCTGATGCTTGAAAAGATTCAATCTTACTTAATACTTGAACTGAAATATCTTTTTTTACATCTGCTACTTGTGTGTTTGGCGTACTCATTTTTATTTTATTTTAAGAGGTTTGAATTTTATTATTTTGTGTAGTGATCCCCTTGATACCATTGAATAAACAACAGTATAAGACATGTTTATAATGACAGATGCTGGTTTAATCTTCATCCCATAGTGATAAACCGATTTCTTTAATCGCGCTAATTCTATCAATTCATCACATGAGGTTATAACATCACCCTTTATGAAATTTTTTGAAATTTGTATATATTCATTCATTACATTTCTATTGTTAATTGATTGCTTTGAAGTTTTGGACACCTCACGATTTTTAAATCGAAAGCCTGTTCTTGAATTTCTTTTTTAGTATTTTGATTATGCGGACAATTGGCCGTACAGTCAAAACTTCCAATTTTAACTCCGACATTCTCTTTACAATTTTCAGTAAGGATCCCGTCGGAGTTTCTTTTGACTATATGGTCAGTCATTATGCTGATTTTAATGTTTCGTCTAATATTAGACCTCCATTATTTTTAACTTTATCAATGAATTTATAATAAGTATCTCTTTCTATTTTGTCTTCAGAAAAAGATAAATCCTCTAAAACTACCAATCTGATCATTTGGCTATCAGTCTGCATAATGTCATGGATAGATTCAGCACCATCAATAAAAATTGGGGCTGATACTTGGTAGAATTTTGAAAGGGTGGAAATGATGTCAATTCCAGCATTGATTTTTGATGCTGTATTAGCATCTGAGAATGGAACTCCGTTTACATAGATTTCGCAAGCAGGATTCTCACCACCGTTAACTTGATCTTCAAACATTTTGAATTTGACAATTTTGAATTTTGAATTAACATTGTCCTCAATGGCGGTCATTTTATCTTTTTCGAATCGCTCGATCAAGAATTGTGTTTTTTCAACACCGGCAATCTCCTGAGCCAGTTTGGTTTCCTCCTCTTTTAATGCGGTAATTCTATCGTTAACCAATTTAATCTGAGACTCGTTACGCAACTTAGTTTTGATATCGTCCATTTCTAAAACAAGATTGTTTCTGTCTGATTTTAGCTGTTCATCATCAACTTTAGGAACTTCCTGAATTGTTTTTGAAACTGTTTCAAGTTCCAATTTATTAGCCTTATAAACTTCATTAGCATCTAATAATTCGTTGTAGATTGCTGTTGCATCAACCGGAACATCATTAACATCGTTCGCACTTTCAGTTTTAATTCTGGTTTCTATTGTTGTGATTTCATATTCTAAATTTGAAATCACATTTTCGCCGTTTGTAACTTGTACTTTTAATCCAGATAACTCTGCTTCTAAATTCTCTTTTTGAGTTTTTAGCAATCCTCCTTGACGATTAATTTCGGTAAGTTTGTTACTTTTTTCAGTCTTAAAATTATTAGACATTTCAGTCTTTTTGGTTTCAATATCTGATTCCTCAAAATTTCGTTTACAAGTTGGGCAACAAAATGAATTGTCATCGAAAGAAAGTTCCTTAGCATTTTCAGTAACCCATTCCTCACGCTTATTTTGAATTGTGATATCTAGCGTAGATATATCAGATTCTTTCGCAGTAACCAATCCTTTTAACGTAACCAGACCATTTTTAGCAGTCAACAAATCACCTTGTTTAGTTTTTAAACTTGCGTTCAAAGCGTCCACAATAGAAGTATCTTTTTTGATTGAATTACTCGCTTTTGTCATTGTCTCAATTTCAATGTTTGAGATTTCAGATCTTAAGTTCGATGCCGATCTTTGAGCCGTTTCGTTAGCTTCAAGAACTGATTGTAATCCTTTAGATTTATCTTGGATGCTCACATCAATAGCAGATAATTGAGTCTCTTTTGCTGCAAGCACATTTTTAAGGGCTGTGAAATCGTAAGCTTCCGGTTTTGTTTTTGATACCTCATCAATTCGCGTTGGAATTTGTTTAAGATCATCTTTTGATTTTTTAACACTGGCTTTTATTTGTTTCAAATAATCTTCCATTGTTTTACCCTGGGTAAGGTTCGCAACCAATGCTTCATATTCCGGATTACCGGAAGCAATTTCTTCATTGGATAATTCCCCGGACATCTGCGTAAGGATCCCGCGGCGATCTTGCCACTTTAAAGAATTAAGAGCATAAGGATTTGTTATCAGTTTGAAAACTGTTTCATCAAGAATACCGTAAACTTTTTGCTGAAACTCTTTTTGCTGCATCGGAACATCATTCCAGTAATAAATCGTTTCATTTCCGGTATATTCTGCAATCTCCTCACCTCTTTTCTTTGTCCACTTCTCTTTGTAAATCTTTTTTAAAGTAACTGAATCACCATCCACTTGCAACATTCCTTCAACTTCATGGTCTTGGCGGTTAAGCGACGTATCAACTGTATTTTTGATGCTAAACTCTTTTTTTTCCTCTGCATTTTTTCCAAAAAGTAGCCATAAAAAGGCATCGTAAATTGTAGATTTTCCGGTACCATTCGCACCAAAAACATCTGTATTATGCTGAAAGTTCACTTTTAATTTAACGATTCCTTTAAAGTTGGTAAGGATCAAACCTTTGATTTCAATTGATTTCATTTTATTTATAATTAAATTATTTTTTTATGTTTTTTGTAATTATTAAGTAGCTCCAGATCTTCTTTAAAAGATTCTATCACAACCTTATCAATTAGATGTGGATTGTCAAGAAACTTTTTATAAAAATTATAAAGCCTCTGTTCGCGATCGAATTTAACGAGTGACATCGTTGAAGTTTTTTAGTTTTTCAGTTTTGAGACTTACAACGTAGTTTTGAAAGTCTTTGTAAAAGCCAACCTTAACCACATCTTTAAAATCCAAAGGATTGTGCCCGTATACCCAGATGACTGTATCATTCCGGTCCACGTACCAGCCCCTTTTTTTGTCAATGGAATAGATTCTATCATCAAAAGAAAGTGCCTGCATCTGGCCAATCATTAAGACCTTATGTTTTGAATCGGCAGCCATAACAAATTTCTTTTTTTGAGAGTATGCCATCGAACAAAACAGAAGTAACATTCCAATAGCTAATTTTTTAAAGGTTCGAATTGTCTCTTCAGAACATATGCGAACTGATCTCTCAATTACATGACCTCGATGATTTCTTCTCTCTGGAATAATATTTCCTTTTTCATCAATCAGTTCCAGAGTATGTAAACCTGATTCACGAACTGTTTTTACTTTTAAAATCAATCCTACTGGAGTTTTAAAAATTTGGTTTTTCTTAATTTCCATAACTAACATTCAAAAGGTGGATAATCGTGATTTTGATGATCTTCAAACATCTCATCAAATTGTGGTACCTGGAACTTCCAAGCTAACCCTAGGATATTTTCAGATTCCAAAGCATCTGAAATAGATTCATCAAATGCTTTTCGCAAGCATTTACCTAAAAGGTGTTTAGTTTTATCATTCGACAATGTTGTATTGCAGAATCTTTGTATTAAATTTGCATTCATAATAAATAGATTAAGGATTTCGAGGTCCGTGATTGAATTATTATAAAAAGCCACTCTGTCAAGTGGCTTTTATTTTTTAAGATATTCAGGCTTTTTTACCCGTTGACCACTTCCAATTAAATTTTTGTATTTTTCAATTTTCTGTGATCTTGTTTGTTTCGGTTATGGCTTAAGAGGCTTGCTCTCACTTGCTAACCCCTCAGCCATTCCCAGACTATTGAATATTTCATTAGCCTTTTCTAAATGCCCCCGCAGACATTTGTAAGTTTCCAGCGGAATTGTGATTGTTTCTAATGCCATCTGTTTATCTTTTTATAAATCCAGTTTATTACGTTAATAATTCCAAGTGCAATAAGTAGAAGTATGAAAAAGAAAATCATATCTTCTATAGATAAAATCTTAGACATTGGTCAACTCTTCTTTTGGTAAACCAGTGTGCTT